CCCGGGTTCAATCGGCCGCGCATTGTTTCGACTGTCGCGTACAACCACACCACTCGACCAATTCGGCTGGCGATTGGGTTCGTAAATTGCAAATTGGCCCTGCCGTCTTTCCAGTCGCGCGTTGTCGGCGTCGGCCACGAAGAACAGTCTCTGCCTAATGTGCGGAGCGCCGACGCCCGCAGCGCACAAATCCGCCGCCCCAACGGCGTAACTCGCTCTTTCCAAGTCAGTTGAAACAATGTCGAGCCAGTTGAGGCCATCCTTGCTCGCAACCTGTTCGCCAAACACGACTGAAGGTCGGCACTCGCGGATGAGCCGATAGAATTCCGGCCATAGGTGACGATCGTCGTCGGTGCCGCCTCGTTTGCCCGCTGCGCTGAAAGGCTGGCAAGGGCATGATCCAGTCCAAACAGGTCGATCGTCGGGCCAGCCTGCGAGTCGGAGCGCGTAGGACCATCCGCCGATACCCGCGAAGAAATGGCATTGCGTGTAGCCCCGTAGGTCGTCCGAGCTAACGTCTTTAATACTGCGCTCGTCAACGTCGCCGGCCGCAATATGGCCGCCTTTGATGAGTTCGCGCAGCCAAGCCGCAGCCTTAGTGTCAAATTCATTGTAATACGCCCGTGGTGTGTTCATCGGCGGATAGTGGCATATTCCCGGGAACACGGCAACGTGTCAAAACTGTGAACTAGGACACGCTTGTCAATCAAGTTATCTATCAGAATAGCCTCACTTTCAACGACCGGAGAATCAGCGATGCAAGTAAAGATTCCGAAAATAGGCGCCGTAATCGCCGACAATATGGACGATTTAACATCTCGCGTTCGCGAGGCGATTGACGAAAATGGCTACGGGGTATCGGACGTGGGCGGCCGTTGGCCGGTCAAAAATGACGCGGGCGTCAAAATCGGCATGTTGTCATACAACGGCCGTTTTGAAGCCGACCGCGCCGCGCTCGCGAAGGCGGGTGCGTAATGGACACCCCCGCCTACATTGAATCGATCATGACTCCCGCTGAAACCAAAGCGTACTTGAGTAAACTACGCGGCAAGACGCTGTTCATTTCGGTCGGCCAGCGCGCCCCGATTGCCGGCGAGCCGGACAAGGCGTTTTCGGTCATCGGCAACGTCGAAGTGACACGCAAGCAGGCGCTTAAGTTTCTTGCAGATGCGTACAGCGAGACGCTGGCCGCGCGGGGCGCGATGGTAACCATATGGGAATACAAGTCGTGCGTGTTCATTGGAGAATCGGCATGAGCCAAGAACACGATAACGAATTGATGGACCGCGTTCGCGGAACGGCCGGCGCCTACTACCGGCTCGCGCTCGTTCGGCACATTCGGCTACTCGACAAACTTCCGCAAGACTGCGGACACTCTGGGCCGCGCACGGCGGATGGACGGTGCGCGATTTGCGGCCGTAGTCTGTAATTGTGAACCAGTTCACGGAACGTTTCGGACGTATCCACCAGAATCTACCCATGAACAACGCAACAGGAGTCACGAACATGAACCTTACCGAACACGTCTATCGCCTCGTTGATGAATCCCGCCAGGCCGCCGCGCGGCTCGAAGCGGCCGAGCGTGAGCGCGTCGCGATGCGCGCCGAGAAAGCCGAGCGGTACAACACGCCGGGCATGCCGGCGCTTCTCAAAGTCCAAGCCGAATAACCATAGGAGTGTCACCATGAAACACCGTTATCTGCCGCGCCTGATTGGCGCCTTGATTCTCGCGCTCGCCGTGCTGGCCGTACAGCGCGCGGGCGCAGCGGAGCCTGCGGGCGCGAGAATCACGCAGGCTTGCTATGCGGCCGAAGTCGTTGACGCGATGCCGTCGCCGCCGTCCTTCAGCTACGCGCACGTCGCCATGTGCCAAGACAAGAGCCCAAAAATTCGGGATACCCTCGCTCTCACGGGCTTGGAGTGCCTGCAAGTCATGGCGTGGGATTTAGAGGAGGCGCCGGGATACAGCCTAATAAACGTCATGTGCCGCTTGCCGGGCTACAATATGCGCGCACATTACGTTTCAGAGAACGGCGCCAATTTCAGGCTCGCGAAATGATTTCCACCAACGTATGGAGTTAACAGTCTATGCACGTATTCATCCTGATTCTTTCGCTGGCCGGCGCCCCGGAGCGCATCGTCGCTATCTGCACGACCTACCAGGAATGCAGCGACGCGGGCGCGGTCGCGCAGAAAATGTACGTCGACCAGTTCCACAAGTCGGCGTCGGACGTGTCCTATCGGATCATGCCGGCGACCATTACCGCGGACCGTGCGCTGTGAGCGTGATAATCGTGCCTCGCTATAGGCTGACAGACAGCCTGAAAGACCCTCAATTATGGTCCGTCCGCGACGTAAAAACCGGACGTGACTCGCGCGAAGGGTACTTGCTAGGCGACGCGATCGCTCTGCGCAATTGGCTCAATGAGCGCGCTGCCGGCTATCCGCCGAATCCCGCCCTGGTATGCTGAATCCGTTCGACCGCAAGCTAGACGAGACGCTGCCGGATTGGTACGTCGATTTGCTCGTCGGGTTCAACCTTTTAAACGTGTTGACCATGACGCTAGACGGAATCGCGCTGTTCGTGCTGTCAGCGCAGAGTTAACGCAGTTCGGGCGCGGGCCACCACGGCGGGAGTAAGACGCCAACCCGCGCCCGACTGCGCGAGCTTTAGGGAATGCCCGGGACCGACGCCACGTTATCACGCAGCGGGGGGCGGGGGCAATACGTCGGCTGGCGGCTCAAGCGCCGGAACTTCTATCACTGATAGCACTTTACGTCCGTCTCGAAACGCTAGGTTGTGCGCGTGGAGCGCCGCAGCTTCGATACTGTGCGCCTCCACCCGCTGTTTAGATTCAGACAGGTAGGTAATGTCGAATCGCTTCATGCCGGCTTTTGCTCCATTGCTGCCAAGAATGCGCCCATCGGCGGCAGCCCACCTTTACGCGGCGCCCAAACCATAACACAGGCGTCGGCTAGGTCGGGGCTCGCCACGTCGTCGGGATTCTTGTCCACCTGAATCTTGCCCGTCAGCGTCTCTTTCTGCGTGGCTTGCGATAGCTGATTAAGCAGCAAGTCACGGTGTTCGATGTCGCCGGCAATGCACACCATTAGCTCCGGGTCGTACGCACGGCCGCGGCGCGCTAGCCATGCCTGGTAGCACCCTAAGCGCGCCATGTACCAAGATTGCGCCTTGCGGTTCGCGAACAAGTCCTTGGCTTTGCGCCGCGTCCCGGGGACCATCTTTTCGGGGTTAATGACCGCTTCCGAGCCGCGGTACGGGGTCGTGCCGATCGCCGCGTTCGCGAAATAGTCCTCGGGGGTGCGCTGCCGCTGCTGTTTCTCGGTTCGCGCCTCGTTAATCAGGCGCGCATCGCTGTGGACCGCGGCGCCGCCCATGCCGTCCGCGTCATACTCGAGATTCGTAATTCCGTGTTCTTCGCACGCTTTGAACGCGCGCTGTACGCTGTAGCCGGTGTCCGAGCCTTTGCCGCTCCATTGCTCCACGTGGTAGACGCGCCGCCCGCGCGCCACGGCCAGCGCGTTCAGGTCGTTACCGCGGTCGGCAATGTCGAGCGCGGCCCGTAGCGCGCCAGTGTCCATGTTGATGTTGAGCCATTTGTCGATATCGACGGCCGCCTCCGCCCATTCGCGCGGGATAATCGAGCCCTCAAGCGAGGCGTGCCAGTCGCACAGTACTTCCTGCGCGAACGTCACGGGGTCCATTTCCGCTTTCATTTTCTCGAACAGTTCAGGCGTAATGCGCGGATCGTCCCGCCACGTGAAGTCGAATCGCCGGATAGCCGGGTTGTGGGCGCGCGTGTAGAAGCTGTTAGCCACGCCGTTCACAGACGATATGTCGATACGGCAATTCGTGTTGCGGCTCAAGTTCTTGTCGATGATTTTGGGGTGTTCAAAGTGCGCCGATTCGTCGACGATGAAAATAGCCTTACGGCCGCCGCGCCCCGCCTGGTCGCCTGCCTCACCTGTGATGCTTGAACCCGTGAGCGGGAACGAGACACGCTTATCGGCGCTGCACGTATCGACGTCGAAGCCTGCGTTAAATTCGGGCGGCAGATGCTCTAGGAACGAGCGGAGCTTGTAAAACAGCGTGTCCGGGTCGCCGCTGCGGTCGATCTTGATTTCGACGGCAGACCCGACGCCGGCCGCGAATCCGTTCCGAAATATGCAGAGCGTGGCGAGCAGCGCCATAGCGACCCACGACGCGCCGACGTCTCGAGCCTTCACGACGACCCCGGGTTTACTGTCCATCCAGCAGCCAATTAGCCAGTGAATTAGCTCTCGCTGCCGTGGAAACAGCGAGAACGCCATGATCGGGTTGCGGCCCTTTTCGATAAGTCGCGGATCGATCGTATAGCCCCATGAGTCGATAAACGTCGCCATAGTATCGGCGTCGCGAGCGTAGTACCTTTTAACGAGCGCCACGCGCCGCGCGCTATCCTTGGCGCGCAGCCAAGCTAGGCGCGATTCTCGAGCATGCATCATGGGAGCCTGCGTCCCGTACACGTCAGTTAGTTCTTTGCGGCGTGCAGCGTACACAGCGAGCGCGCTACGATCCTCCGGGCTTAATGCTTCCGCAAACGCGACAGGTTCCCGGGAACATACGGCCATATCGAACAGCGCGGCGACGGCGGGCGGCCGGCACATAGCAGCGTGCGCGGCGTCCGCGGCAATGTCTGCGGCTTGGGCTGGCGTCATTTTCGTAACAGGTAATCAACGGCCATTAGCACGTGATAGATGCTATCGCCGAGCAACCCTATGCCTGAATTGCACTTGCGGCACAGCCAGCCGCGGAACGCGCCGGTAACATGATCGTGGTCTAAACATAGCGAGCCGATTTCGCATTTTTTGCCGCAACACTCGCACACGTCCGGTTCCGCGCGAGTCGGCAGGGGTTTGCCTGTCGCCTTACGGTGCTGGTCGCGCATTTTCACGCGGTTCCGCTTCAAATAACCCCGGCTCATATCCTTGATCTTGCCGGGGTTGCGGGCTTTCCAATTTTTATTGGCGCGTAGCCTAGCTTCTTTTGTTGCCATGACGACAGAATATCACTCATTGAATGACGCTAGGATGCTCGCTAGCTCGTCAGGTTTGACTTCTCGAGCCGGCGTAACCGCGGCGTTGACGTTCATATTCAGCGAGCGCGTCACGTACGACGAGTGCATCCGGTTTAGCATGTCGAGCGCGGTCGCCTGGTCATGCATCTGGATTTTGATGACCCCTTCGGCGTCTTGGCTCGCGCCCTTAAACAGTGCGCGGCCCGCGGGGCTCAGTTCGTCCGTAGGGGTGACGACCACGCGGGTGTGTCCCTCGCCGCGGCAGAACGCGCAGGACGGGCGGGGCTTCTGGGTATCGGGCAATGGCGGCCGGTCCTCGTGGAACGGCGTAGGCGCGAAATGCGCCCCGTAGGCGGCCGCTATCTCGTGGTCCGTCCAACAGCTATCACACGGTTCGC